CGTGTAGTGGGTCAAGGATAATCACATCACAATCGTCACCAATAGCCATCCATCTCATCTTAGAGAATAAGGTATCTGTATCACTAAAGCCTAGATGCTTCAGAACTGTAACATTAGACAGGTTTTCAAAGTCATCGTAGTAGTCTTTATATATAGTATTGTCACGTTTAGCGGTAGGCACTAAGGCGATATTCTCACCACTGTGGATAGATACAATCTTTTCTATGGTCTCACCTAGGTCACTCTCTAGGAACACTGCCCCAACACGCTTAGAATGCCCCTTAGCCATATCATAGAGTAGATTGAATACCATAGTTGTCTTACCTATGGACGTAAGCGCACCAATGACGGTCACTTCGCCAGCTGCAATACCTCCATTCATCATGGTATTTAACGCACCATATGCATCCGGTAGTGGTATGATTTCTTCAGTACCACGCTTGACAAACGCCTCCCAGCACTCCGCATCACCAAAATTCACTACATCGACAGGCTTGTATGCTTTAGCCTCCCACCATGCGCTAGTGAAGTCACGTATTCGGCCTTTCTGTAGCATCTCTCCCGCATCCTTCAGTGGTAGAGAGACTACCTTAGCTTTACCGTGTGAGAACAGTGGGAGTATAGCGTCCGTAGCTGCCCTGCCTGCATCGTCCTGATCAAAACAGATGATCACATTTTCGTAGGTCTCAAGCCACTCTAGCGACTCCTTAATGTCCTTCACTGCCGCACCTGAGCCACGCTTGATGCTTACTACAGGCCACTTACCGTCGAACATCTCGCATACAGCCATAGCATCAATCTCGCCCTCTGTAATGGTGATGAATTTACCACCCTCACGCCAGATTTGTTGACCGAATAATCCTGTACCTTCAAACGTCCCTGTGGTCTTAAAGTTTTTACCGTCACATGTGCGTACCTTAGTCCCTACAATAGCCCCAGCAGAGTTAAAATAAGGATAATGATGCCTACTGATACTCCCATCTTTGTTTTGCTCCAGTGTTACCTTGAATTTATCTACGATATTCATACTTATCTTACGGTCTTTGATTGGTCCTGATGTACCTATCATTTCTATTCCTTTAACTTTTGGTGTGTGTACAGGTATGTTCCCACCTGCAAATGTAGTGGTACTACACGCGAAACAATGGGTATTACCATCACTATATACAATCTGATTATCCCCTGTCTTATCATTACCTACACTACGGCATGTAGGACAGGATTGTTTTAATACTACGTCAGTCATCTTACAATGTCCTTAAATTAAGTGGGGATTTCTGGTGAAGGCATCCCCTGACCCACTGGTGCTTAATTTTATAGTCGTTACCAGCTTAACCGCTCTACGCTCGACTATCCTAGGGAGGTCCCTAGAAGTCTTCAGAACCCTCTACGTCATGCTCCGCTAGTTCAAGCACCTTAATCTTTTTGAGGTACGGGGCGGAACCGTGTGTCGGGTGTGGTTTCCCTGCTTCCCAGAGAATACGCACCTTAGAACCATATGGGATATTCTTAGAGATACTCTCCCCATCTGTATCCACAACCTGAAAACCATCGTATTGCGTAACGAATTTACGTTGCTTCTGGTTCTTATATTCCTTAACCGTAACGCCTGCGTCCTCTAGAGTTGACACTTGATCATCCTCTATTGTGAGCATGATAGAATATTTTCCCGTGTCCTTACCGTTAAAGAATTCAGTTTCAGTTAAGTTGACAAAATTAGCAATGCCTTCTGTAATCATTTTATTTTCCAGTATGTTGTTAAGTTGATATAGGTATTAAAACATATTATTTCGTAGGTGTCAATAGCTTATTTTAATATTATCCCTCCTCTAGTTCTTTTAGTCTGTCTATAGCATTCTCAAACTGTGGGCAATCCGTTGGTTTACCTGTACATCCGTCTAAAAGTTCGCATGTGTACTGACCAAGATCATAATACTGTAATTCACGGTACATACAACCCTCGCAATCGTCCCCTTCTCGAAATATATCGTCTACAATTTTCCACTGTTTCTTAATATTCATTTGTCATACCCCTCTAGGTAATTCTTAATCTGTCTCTGTGCGTCCTTAGCATTAAGCTCATTACGCATAGACTTAAATACCTTCGGTTTAGTGTACTTATTCATCAAGTACAATTCGGGGTCTTTTTTTATACCCCATGTAGGTACATTCATTTTCAACTTGATTGATTTACTCATAATATCACCTTATTGTTTTTCCTTAAGTATACTTAAGTAATCTTAAGTTAACCTTATGTTTTCTAATTAAAGTATAACATGAATGTCTAACTACTGACTACTTAAGTATTCTATAGTACATAGTCGCTTATGTCAATCCTCTTTATGCAATAATAGTTTATCATCATCCCATTCATATTCTGATAGTGTCTTATTTACCACACCTGTGCATCTATGACATACGTCTACAAATTCACCTGTGATACGATCCTTAGCGACACTTTCACCAGTGGTTAAAGCTTCGTTACATACTTTACATCTCATAATATTAGTCCTTATCTATATTCAATGGTGTCTGTAGGACGTTTTAAGCGCCATACAGAGCGATTTAGTGGTATAGCTACCCTACCCTACCCATCCCTGCGAAACCGTCAGGATTATGTAGGTTTATATAAAACCCACCACGTTCCGCTAGGGCGTGTATAGTGTCCCAATAGTTTGCCTTAAACTCATCAGATGCATAAGTCAACGTTAAATTATCCGCCACGTCCCGTACATAGCTATCACCTATATCATATCCGCCATAAGTGTGATCACTCTTAACGGCAACCATCCACCTAGCGTACTCATTCTTAAATTCTTTTTCAGGCTTCTGATATGATTTTAGAATATGTACAACAGTATTCCCGAATACCCCTAAGCCTTCAAACGTAGCATAAGGGGCTGTTTCTGGCTTACCTTTACCCATTAGATTTTTAGTCATGTCTATTGATCCCTATTCCTAATCAGCCATAAAGCTGAAATTAATTCACGATAATCACTCATATAAATATCGCCTTCAAGCATCTCCATGCCCTGTAATGGGGACAATAGGTGCTTCTCTAGTCGTTTAATGTACTCTTTATCCGTTCCGTAACTATTATAGCTTAAACGGTTTGGTGTCTTAAGTGTTCTTTTAGATGTAGTCATATCTTTAATTCCTTTTTGGTTCATTAAAATATTAACATTGAAATTGATAGCATAGTAAACAAGATTATACCAGCTAAAATATCAGTAATCATATGATTTTACCCCTGTTAAATAGCTCACTAGTGTATGCATCGTATTCAGCGAATAGTTTTACCCCGTAGTCAGTGGTGATCTTTGTATGAGGCGCGTCTGTATCCCATGTAGCCTTTATATCGGCTATAGCGTACCTTAACGAACTGGTGGTCATTTTTTTGGCTCTAGCTGTATATAATTTTAACATATGATTATTCCTTTTTAAGTTGATTAATGTTTTTTATATGAAATATTCTTAACGGTTTTGTCCCAACACATACGACACGTACCACAATTATTTTTACGTGTATAGGCTTTGCATTCGTTTCCTATGTGTTCTGCTTTATAATGTACTGTGGACGTATTGTCAAACCCCTTATTTGGAACTCCATTAACCATAGCAGCGCTTAAGCGTATAACTAAATTCTCAGGCATGAATTCAAATTGCTTAAATTCGCTTACTATACCACGTTCGCGGGTAGGTATCCAGTGTTGAATATGAGGTGTTAAACGTGCAACCTCAGAAATCATACGTAGCATGTCTAATGACTGTAAGTCACCACTGTCAAACCACCTATGAAACCCGTCAACATTATAGCGCTCTATCTGAAAAACCATGCTATCAATCCAGAATTGCCGTTGTGATTGCTGGAATTTAGCTAAATTTGCTTTCCAGCCCTGATCAACACTAGGTCTTAATTTCTGTAATTTAATGGCATAGCATTGATTACATGTGGACCCCTTAATTTTACGTAATTTAGCGCCCACGTTACATGCGAACGCGTCAATGGCGTATGTAGTACCCGGCATTTTACTGTTACCTGTAGATATCTTGCCGGCTGTAATTGCTTCTTTAACTAACATAGTCGTTCTCCTCAGTTGGTGGTTAATTGATTACTTAAGGGGTCCTGTATGGCTTGTCAAGACCCCTGCATGTAATAAATTACTCCATTAGGTCTTTATGGTAATTGATTAAATACCCAGAATTCCCCGGCATCGCTGTAAACAATGCTTTTTTATCCTTAATCCATACCTCGCCCTGTTCGTTCATAATTTGGTAGCCTAGGGACGTTTTAGCCACGTCAAACCCCGCTGTTCTAAGCTGTTTTATAGTGCTTTGTGTCTCTTTTTTAGTCCACATACGTGTAGTCATTATACTGTTCCTTATTGGTTATCGTTTAAATGATCGGCAATTTCAGACCAATTAACATCCGATAAGAAAGTCATGGCATAGTCACGCGCAAAACCTTCAGATGAACTAAATTCTATATGATCTTCAGCAATGCACTGGACTTGGTCCGCTGTAATGTTCTCAAAATCAGTCATGTCCCACCCGTCAAACATATCTAAATTGACATGCCATGTTTCGTAATTAGTCCAGCCATTATGTGTGTTGTCTATTGTAGTCATTATATAAACTCCTTAAGTGTTGGTGAGCTGTTCCGCTCTGGTGATTATTACAGTATAGATTTATTCTAGGATGTACATATTTAATTTCATTATAATGCATTATTATTGATTATAGACTATTATGTGACATTAATGCAACACTATAGGTGTTCTGTCGTTGTCTTTATATATAGGTATATCTAAGCACCTATGTGTTGCTAGTGTGTATGGCGCTGTTGTGTTGCTAATGTGGTGCTAGTGTATATCCATAATCATACACACATACACTTGCGTATCCACCAGCATACTACACAACGACACTGTAGTACACAACTGTTGTACACAAGAACACTGTAGAATACATCTGTATACCCCATGCAATAATCGTGCCAACTATAGAACCACACAAGTTTACTGTAGTTTACAGCTGTTTTACACTAGAAATCTGTAGTATCGCTTAGGGGGGGACCCTAGGTGTTCTTATGAATTATTATAATCACACTCAATACCACATCAGAAGCAATTTGGACCTACAGACACAGTAGAATTGGACCCATTAGAAATACTTATGTAACTAAAGCAAACTAAAGCTTGACTTTAAAATTCAGCGGGGTATACATAAGTGTCTAAAGTGTCACATGTAAACTTTATTTACCTTTCTGTACCAAGGGGGATTGACTTTTGAAGCTAAATATGCTATAATATGTATATATTGAGTTAGACATACTTAAGACTACTTAAGCACCAAGAGTGTAACATTCAGGTTATACCACTTGAACAAACACTAACAAACTTAAGTATACTTAAGTAGTCCAAATAAGTCTTCCATTATGTTGTTTTATTGGTATTAATAAAAGGATGTATATGGGTAAAGATAAAGGTATAATAGTTGGTATGACTAAAGACAATGAACATGAGACAAATTCAACACAGCCAAAACTAAAGAAGAAACCTCCCGGCAATCCTAATTTCAAGAAGGGTATGCCTTCATTAAACCCAGCGGGTAGACCTAAAGGTTCCGTAAATAAATACGTTAAGTTATCAAGAGAACTAATGTCCGATAGAGGACCTGAGATCGTACAGAAGGTTATTGATTTAGCTTTAGATGGCGATAGACACGCACTTAAGATGTGTATGGATCGTATCTTACCCACAACCAAGGCCGTAGAGATCACACACGATCATCAAGACCTTGGGATCAACATTATTATAGATAGTGTTAAAGCAATCAATAAACGAGAAGAAGAAGAATTTAAGACTATAGAAGCAGAATACACTGAGTCTGTGGATGGCTGATCTTCAAGTATCACTCCATGATGCACAGATGGAAATCTTTAGATCAGAGAAGAGATTTAAAGTGGCCTCATGTGGGCGAAGGTTCGGCAAGAGTTACTTAGCTGCTTGGATATTAATCATCAAGGCACTACAGTCAGAATCTAAGGATGTATTCTACATTGCACCTACGTTCCAACAGGCTAAAGACATCCTGTGGAGTATCCTTAAAGATATAGGCAGGGACGTAATTAAAGCTGCACATGAGAACACAGCTACCCTTACTTTGGTCAATGATCGTAAGATTTACCTTAAGGGTTCCGATAGACCAGATACTTTACGTGGTGTTGGTTTAGCTTATGTAGTTATGGATGAGTATGCGTCGATGAAGCCCGAAGTATGGGAGATGATTATTCGTCCTACTTTAGCGGACGTTAAAGGTGGTGCTTTATTTATCGGTACACCCTCCGGTAAGAACCACTTTTATAA